TTCCCTGCAAGTAATGGGCGACACACAGGATAAGAGCGATGCGTACGCTGCATTAGATAAAGCTGAAGTCGATGATTACTTACAGGATATTCTCGGAAACGAGCCAATAACCTGTGATTGTCAAGAATGAGAAAACATCCATACGATAAATTATTAGACCGCAAACGTAAGTGGTCACCTGTAAAACCTACCGCTGGAAAGCTTAAAGAAGGTGCAGAAGAAACCATCCTCCGTGCTCTCTCTATACGTCATATGGAGCTCCCTGTTGGAAGCTTCATTAGTGAAGCACTGGAGAAGAATATTCCCGATAATGCCAGAAAACTCCTTGAATCAAATGTTGAGGACGAGGAAAGACATGACCTTGCATTAGGATATATAGCTGACGTACATAATGTTACAGATAAAAATGAAAAAGAGGGGAAGTTACTAAGAGATGCATGGATTAAACACCCTGACCATACTATTCTTAAAGCTCTCGTGGCTGAAAGAGCAATCTTCTTTGTTCTACTCCCTTTCTTTAGGTTTAATGGGGATGCTGCTATTCGCACTGTATCTGCCGACATCTCCAGGGACGAGCAGATCCATGTCGGAAGTAATACTCTTGTATGCGCTGAGCTGGGTTTATCTGCTTCTAATTCTCTGGATAAACTTAGGAAGGCCACTATTAACTGGGTAATGGAGCCACTAGGTATAAATACTACCGATAAATATTTGGACAAAAATTTTTGGCTGGATGCGAGTGATCGCTTAATGTATGAAGGAAAAGCTCCAGAGTTTTCTGACACCAAGAGAGCACGCATGCCAGCATTTTTCGAACATGCCAACACCAATCTCCCTAAATACGCTTAAGTTACACAACCATAGACTGGATGAACTAATCAGCAAGCTTGACTCTAACTTCGGTTGGAAACCAGTTCATCCTAAAGAACCAATCGAATCAATTATGTATCGTGCGGGTCAAGCTAGCGTCATTGAGTACATTAAATCTATTATGGAGGATGAAATATAATGTGCGGAGGAGGAGGAGGAGGTGGCTCACCGCCACCAGCACCACCACCATTACCAGCACCACCGCCGCCACCATTACCACCAAGGCGGCCTGTACCAACACCGAAGCCTCTTGATCAAGAGTCTGACGTGAACCCACAGGTTAAACGTGCTAAGAGTAAGAAGTCACAGAACCCTTACTTACAAGGTGGAACAGGTTCACTTAGGATACCTTTAAATCCTGGTGTGAATACCGGTTCGGGCGCAGGCCCAGCCGGAGGATCAAATGTCCCATATTAATAAATAAATGAATGCACGTGAGAGATACAATCAACTGACTACTAATCGTTCTCAGTTCTTGGACAAAGCAGTTGAATGTTCAGAACTCACGTTACCTTATTTAATTACAGACGATAACACTTCAAGAATAAATCGTAGGTCATTTCAAACTCCGTGGCAGAGTGTAGGAGCAAAGGCGGTAGTAACTTTAGCAGCTAAATTGATGCTAGCTTTACTACCACCTCAAACTACATTCTTTAAGCTACAAGTTAGAGAGGATAAACTTGGTGAAGCAGGACTCGATCCACAGATAAGAAGCGAGCTTGATCTATCCTTCTCTAAGATGGAGAGGATGGTGATGGAATACATCGCAGCTTCTAGTGATCGTGTTGTTGTTCACCAAGCACTTAAACATTTAATTGTAGGTGGAAACTCATTACTCTTTATGGGTAAAGATGGATTGAAAAATTTTCCACTCAATCGTTATGTAGTTAACCGTGATGGTAACGGTAATGTACTAGAAATAGTAACCAAAGAACTAATAAGTCGTAAAGTTTTAGGAGAAGATCTGCTTAAAACTGTAACACCTGACCCTAATAGGGTTCAAGATGAATCGACAGGATCTAATGATGATGACGTAGAAGTATACACATGCGTTAAATCTGATGAGAAGTCAGGACGTTGGGTTTGGTATCAAGAAATTGAAGGGAAAATTATTCCTGGCAGTCGCAGTACTGCACCAAAGAACGCAAGTCCATGGCTACCACTAAGATTTAATACGGTAGACGGAGAGGATTATGGACGTGGTAGAGTTGAAGAGTTTGTAGGTGATTTCAAATCACTTGAAGGACTGGCCCAAGCGTTAGTCGAAGGCTCTGCAGCAGCTGCTAAAGTAGTATTCTTAGTCTCACCTTCATCAACAACTAAACCTAAGACCATAGCTGACGCTGGTAACGGTGCAATAGTTCAGGGAAGACCTGAAGATGTTGCTGTTATCCAGGTTGGTAAGACAGCTGATTTCTCTACAGCTGCACAGTTGGCACAGACTATTGAGAAGAGATTAGGTGATGCCTTCCTTGTACTATCAGTACGGCAATCCGAACGCACAACTGCAGAGGAAGTAAGGCTTACTCAAATGGAATTAGAACAACAACTAGGTGGGCTGTTCAGTTTACTTACAGTTGAATTCTTAGTACCATACCTTAATAGAACTTTACTAGTACTACAACGTAGTAATCAATTACCTAAGCTACCTAAAGATATGGCAAGAGTATCTATTGTAGCAGGGATTAATGCACTAGGTAGAGGACAAGATAGAGAAAGCTTAACTGCTTTCATAAGTACCATAGCTCAGACTATGGGTCCAGAAGCTATGATGCAATACATTAATCCTGATGAAGCTATCAAACGATTAGCTGCAGCACAAGGTATTGATGTCTTGAACCTAGTTAAGACTCAACAGCAAATGATTCAAGAGCATCAGCAGAAGCAGTTACAACAAGCTGGCTCTGATCTTGTAGGTCAGACAGGTCAGATTATGGGTACACCATTGATGGACCCTGAGAAGAACCCTGAAGGCGTGGCTAATTTGGGTGAGATGGTAGGAACAGCTACACAGATGGCATCAGAGAATCGACAACAACCACCTATTGAGGAATAATGGCAGAAACAATGACATATGATCCGGGTACTGATACAGTTACCACGGAAAATACTTTGACTCCAGACGAACAGAATTCTCTGCAAGTTGGTGAGGAGATGCAAAACCAGCAGGAACAACTTCTTGCTGGTAAGTATAAGAATGCTGAAGAATTAGAAAAAGCCTATGGAGAATTAGAAAAAAAATTAGGTGATCAAGAAGCAGATGCTTCAGAACCAGAGCAACCTGAAAGTCAAGATAGTAAGGATCCTATAGAATACTCTGAGGATGGCTCTGTTAATTATGATCAAGTCAATGAGACATATGGCGAGCAACTTGGAGGACTCTTCAAAGATAACAACGTAGATCCATGGGCTATCAGTAAGCACTTCCATGATACTAAAGGGGAAATTACTGATGCCATGTACGCACAACTTGAAGGCGCAGGTCTATCAAGATCAGCTATAGATTCTTATCTAGCAGGTAGAGCTGCAGAAATGGGGTACGGTTCTGCACAATACGAAGCACCAGACTTAACAGAAAATGATATCAGAGAGATAACAGATTCTGTAGGAGGTAAGGCTCAGTATGATGCAATGACTGAATGGGCAGGAAACAATTTAGATCGGAAGACAGTCGAAGCTTTCGATAATCTTTTAGACTCAGGTGATCCTGGGGCAATACAATTAGCGGTAAATGGTTTGAAAGCACAATTCGAAGAAGCAACAGGATATGAAGGCAGGATGCTAACAGGTAAAGCTGCCCAATCTGGTGGTGATGTATATAGAAGTCAACCTGAATTGGTCGCTGCAATGTCAGATCCTAGATATGATACTGACCCTGCTTATCGTCAAGATGTAATTGAAAAATTAGATAGATCTGATTTACAATTCTAAGTAAGAGCGGCTGACCCGAAAGATCGTCCTCGGCCCACACGCACTTTTACCCTATCTATTAATGACTACTACAACTGAACAAGGTGGACGCCAAAACAGATTCTCAACTGAAACCCCAGCACAAGTAATTGAACAACCTTACTTTGAAAATGCTGAGCGTGTTAACGGTCAGTTAGCTATGCTAGGATTTGTTGCAGCCCTTGGTTCATACATAATAACTGGACAAATTATTCCCGGCATTTTTTAAATGGCAACTACAGTACAAATAACAAAACCAACTGATAACTGGCAGAGTTTTTGTGACTGGGTTACTAGTACCGACAACCGACTATACGTTGGTTGGTTCGGTGTCCTAATGATCCCTGCACTATTAACCGCAGCGACTTGCTTCATCATAGCATTCATTGCAGCCCCGCCAGTTGACATAGATGGTATTCGAGAACCAGTCGCAGGATCATTACTCTATGGAAACAACATCATATCGGGAGCAATCGTCCCGAGCTCTAATGCAATCGGTCTTCACTTCTACCCAATCTGGGAAGCTGCAACCCTCGACGAGTGGTTGTATAACGGAGGACCATATCAACTCATTGTGTTCCACTTTCTCATCGGTATCGCAGCATACATGGGACGCCAATGGGAACTTAGTTATAGATTAGGAATGCGACCATGGATATGTGTTGCATATTCAGCACCAGTATCAGCAGCGTTTGCTGTCTTCTTGGTGTATCCCTTCGGACAAGGGAGCTTCAGTGATGGTATGCCTCTTGGTATTTCCGGCACTTTCAATTTTATGTTCGTCTTTCAAGCCGAGCATAATATCCTCATGCATCCATTCCATATGCTCGGTGTTATTGGGATGTTCGGGGGAGCTTTATTCGCTGCTATGCACGGAAGTCTCGTTACTTCCTCGCTCATTCGAGAGACAACTGAAACTGAGTCTCAGAACTATGGATATAAATTCGGCCAGGAGGAAGAGACGTATAATATCGTTGCGGCTCATGGATACTTTGGGAGGCTTATCTTCCAATACGCCAGCTTTAATAATAGTCGCAGCCTTCATTTCTTCCTTGCTGTTTTCCCAGTCGTTTGCATATGGTTCACCAGTATGGGAGTCAGCACTATGGCTTTTAATCTCAACGGCTTTAACTTCAATCAGTCAGTCGTTGATGCCAGTGGTAGGATCGTACCTACCTGGGCAGACGTACTGAACCGTGCTAACCTTGGTATGGAAGTAATGCACGAAAGAAACGCACACAATTTCCCATTAGATTTAGCGGCTTTACCGGAGAAAGAATATGCCTAAAGGCAAAGGAACTTACGGTACAAAGAAAGGTAGACCCCCTAAGAAGAAACAACAAATGCCTAGCCATGTTGGTTTAGTTGCTAAACTTAAGGCTAGGAAAAAGAAAATAGAAGAAGCAACAAAGAAAAAATAAACACCACGTCCGTTCAACCTTCTTTGAAGGTCGCATGAATTCACAGCATGGAACGGGGCTGTGATAGAGGAGATTCTCAATGACTCTTACCTATCGTGGTGTAACTTACACAAAATAACATTTAATTAAAAACATGAAAAAAATTGCACTAGCCCTGGCGGCAACTCTCGCTTCGACTCCTGCAATGGCTGGCGTCTATGTTAATGCCGAGTCAAAAGCAAAGTATACAGGTAGTGATTATAAGTCTACAACGACTGATCTACACATTGGTTG